CCACCGATCACATCAGGGATGATCGCCCAATCACAAGCCGGGTGAGCTAACCATTCTTCTGACCACCCGTAATATTTGTCCCAGTCGACTTCGGTCCCCGACTTCCACAAGCTGAACGCCCCGTTGTCTAACGCAAACGATTGACATATCGAAGCGGCAAGTTTGAGTTGGACGGGGTGCGCCCATGAAACGAAAGCGTGCCTGCCTTTCCAGGCTCTGATGGCACATGTCTCAGGCGTGATCGGTCCACCATGATAATGGATCAAGCGGGTCGCCTTCTGCGAACTAGACCGACGATGATGATGGCGGGGACGGTCATCCAGAATTTGCCGAGGGTGTTGCCAACGATGAACTCAAGTGAACCGAAAGCGATCCACAGGAACAGTGCCGAGTCGATAATTGCGCCGACTGCGTTTGATGCGATGACTGCTGTGTGCCAATGACGTTCCCTCAGCGGCGTGTAGACGGCGAAGTCGGCCATCTCTGAACATAAGAACGCTACGCATGAGGCGAAGGCAAACACGGGGTCAATGAACGCTGAGAGCGCCGCACCAAGGACAATCAAGCCGACGGTCCAGCGTCGGCCTCCTAGTTCTTGAGTCGCGTCGCGTAACCCGAACGACAGCCCGGCGAAGTAAACCCCGGCGGGTGCCATCAGCCCAAAGCCAACGGGTACTATCCCCCATGTTTTGAGCGCCCAATTTGCTCCGAGGATACAACTGAGAAAGGCAACGGATGTGATCGACAGGTAGAGCTTTTGTTTGTTCATGTTTTGATACTAGCTCTCAGAGTGTCAGCGTTCCGCGGATCAGGGCGAGCGCGTAGTCCCGTTCCGGCATCTCGAAATCTTCCCATGCCATACCAACGCTGTTTGCCATTGCCCGGCAGATTGTCTGCTCAGGCCATCCGGCTTTGGTCATTTCAACAGCGGTCGCCTTGAGCCGTTCTATGTCTGATGGAATGAAGCGTAGTTGTGTCATTCCGTGAAGTAACTTCCCACGGTGTTGCGGCAGTCAGCAATGACCGGGCCGGGCAGCGGGTGGCCGTTCAGGGTGCGCTCGTTTGTTCCGAGCCTGACGGAAAAGGAGTTGTCTAGACCCCACTTGGATTGGTAGTTGATACCAAGTGAGTCCAACTTGTCTTGCAGGTCCATTGCCCGCATGTTGACCTCGTAGCTGAGTACTTCTGATTCGTCCTCGTCGAATCCGGCGGCCTGGAGTTCTTTGACTCCTGCCTCAAGCAAGGCAACCTCGGGTAGCCCTCGAAGGAACTGAAGTAGCGTTTGTAGGTCGTTCATCATCTCTGTTCTCCTGTTGTGTTGTGTGTTTGAGTTTAGGTGTTGGGGTAGACGGGAACCGTTAACCGCGGCAAGCCCGGCAAGCATTACGATTAGCTTGCTTCTTGCGGTCCACGAAAGTGTGAGAGGTTTGGCGCAGGCCGTTACGCATTGCTTCAAGGCGTGCGTCACGATCCGCTACACGGGCCGCTCTTGCGATCTCGGAGATGTTGCTGTTCTTCTTGTTCTTCATGCCACTACCTCCGCTGAGTAAAGTTCTGCGTCTTCTGGCGCATCCGCTTCTGCTTCTGCGTATGTCTCGAAGATGCCCATTTGGATTTCGGTTGTGAAGCAAGGTGATGCTTCAGGGTCAAACACTTCAACCTCTAACACCCACACGGTGATGTCTTCTGAGGTGAGGTCAATATCGAAGTCTTCTTCGATCCATGTTCCGTTGGATACTCTTAGTTCTGCCATCTGCCTAGCTCCTCTTTCGTTGTGTATTTGATAAGTGTACTTAGGGGGTGTGACACTTTGTGTGCCACACCCGCTTGTGGTTCAGACCACGCAACCGTGGCCGTCAGAAACCCGGCGGCGGGTTGGATCGGTTCTGCCGGATGTGTGCTGAACGTATCCTGATGGCACGCCGGTGTTGTTCTCTGCGTGGCGGTCAACCGAACCCATGATGCAGAACACTGTCATCAAAGCTTCCATGATGCCCCGGTGGAAGTACCGGTTGCCACAGACCTCAACGCTTGACTGCATTGAAGGGATTGCGTTGGTCATCAACTCGTTGTAGTGGGAGTGGATGTTGTTGAGGTTCTCGTTGTTTGTCATGTACTTAGTGTAGCACCCTGAACTACATATGCAAGTCAATAATGCCTTATATCGAAGATTTCTTCAGATTTCTTTTCGACCCCAAACCGGCCTGCCAGAATCGACACGCGCACTAAACCATTCGACTACTCTCGCAAGATGGACTCAGAAACCAAAGACGCAATCAAACCTGTAGAGCTTGTACCAATTGACTCACTGATCCCACACCCGGACAACCCGCGCAAAGGAAACCTTGACGCAGTAGTGGAGTCCATACAATCAAACGGGTTCTACGGATCTCTTGTCGTTCAGAAGTCAACACGACACATCCTTGTCGGCAACCACCGGTGGGAAGCACTTAGCATCCTCGGCTACACAGAAGTGCCGGTGACGTTCATGGACGTTGACGACGGGACCGCAACAAAGATACTGCTCGCAGATAACCGCACCGCTGATCTTGCTACATACGATGATGAAGCCCTAGTCGCCATGCTATGCGCCCTCGTCGAAACCGACGACCTTGACGGCAGCGGCTACTCCGAGAACGAACTAGATGATCTGCTTGCATCACTAATCGAAGACACCGAGTCGCTCGCACCTGACGACCCTGGACAAACCCTCGCAGAGAAGTACAAGGACTCACCGATTTCAGATTTGGTTCCCGGCGGCGAAGGGTTCGTTGTCACGAACGATGACTCGGGTGACACTTCATCACTTCCAAAACGCCACATCATTTCCTATCAACTCGTGTTTGATGATGACGAACAGCAGTCAAGGTTCTATGCGTTCGTGCGGATGCTGAAGTCGAAGTATGAAGGCGCGACTCTCGCAGCGAGGCTTGATGTGTTCCTCACTGAAGCACTCGGCGAATGACAGAGTACGGGTTAGTTCCTAATTGGTTACCTACTGAACGTGCTGACTCTCTGTACGCGCGAGTCCTTGAAGACATGCCGCCACGCTTAGATGAAACCAGGTCGAACGGATCACTTGTCGACGACCATCGTTGGGTTGGCGACCGGTACTACGCAGAACGGGTAGTGCCTGAACTTGTTGACCTAGCGGATACGGCACGCGCAACAGCACAAGCGTTCTTTGATACACCGATCCTTCCATCACCATTTGAGAGATCAGCTATCACGGTGATCGTTTACGGGCCGGGAGATTGGAAAGACTTTCACTACGACAGCAACAGCGTGACAGCACTGCTTGTCCTCGGCGGTGAAAGCGAAGGAGCGAGAACTTGGGTCGCCGAGTCGACCGACGCTGGGTCGCCAATTCGACCGGTGGACAATTCGACGGGTGGGCTGCTTGTGTTTGATGGTAAGAACGTGCGTCATGGTGTGTTGCCGGTTACTAACCCAACTCCAAGGGTGACGGTTGTGTTCAATTTGTATCTTGACGGTGATGTGAACCGGCCTGTTACGCAGGATGAGAAAGTGTACGGGAACTGATTGTGTCAAGGTATAAGCACTACATTCCTGAAACGGTTTTGGATGAGGCGAAGAAGCGCATCCATCACATTTACGACACGTTTGATTCTGTTGCAGTGTGTTTCTCCGGGGGTAAGGATTCCCTTGTGGTGATGCACTTGATGAAGGAAGTTGCTGAGGAGCGTGGAGAGGGTCCATTCCTAGTTGTGTTTCGTGACGAGGAGTTGATTCACCCGTCAGTCGCGAAGTTTATGGAGTCTTATAGGGATTTGCCGTGGTGTGATCTTGAGTGGTGGACGGTTCCCCTGTCGTCGACGGCTTACCTGTTGGGGCGGAATATCCCGATTGTTCAGTGGGATGAGGAACGCAACCCTGATATGTGGGCGCGTGAACGTCCTGAATGGGGGCTAAAGATCGAAGACTTGGGGCTACCCGCCGGGACAATCCTTGACCAACATTTCGCTGATGAGATAGCCGCCAGGAATCTGCCGGGGAAGGTAGCGCTGATAACGGGTGTGCGCGCCGCTGAGGGGCTTATGCGTTACCGGTCCTGCGTGAACAAGCTGTCCGAGAACTACCTTGTTGCTTCTACGAGTCGCCGGATGATGCTTGCCCGACCTATTTTCGATTGGCAAGAGAACGATGTTTTCCGTTACCTATGGGAAAACGATATTGCTTATGCGCCTATCTATGATGCGCAAACATGGGGTAAGCGGGAGTTGAGGGTATCTTCTGCGCTTCCACCTGAAACGTCAAAGCTGATGCACAAACTCAAAGCAATCGACCCTGATCTGTATGAGATGGTGGCGCGTGTCTTCCCGCATGTCGAAATCCAATCCCGTTATTCGCAAGACCTAAACAAGCAACGTCTGATTGACAAGTACGCGCACTCATGGGAAGGGCTGCGTGAGTTTATTGACGTTGAGATCGAAGACGAGAAACAGAAACGGGTCGCTCTGCTTGAGTTCAGAGCGACTTATGTGCGGGCTACGAACGACCCGGACGCATACCCGCTTGACTATGTGTTGAAGTCGTTTATCAACAACGGGGGGATCAGGCGGGTTATGCCCATGATCCGCAATTCTAAACCAGAGGTGAAAGGCCAAGATGAACCAACCACTGTTTCCTGATGAGCCGTTGCATAAGGTCGTCTGGATTGCTGCTGCTGACTTGCGGGCTAATAGTTGGAACCCTAACCGGGTGTTCAAGCAGGAGTTGAAACTCCTGGAGCGGTCCCTGCTTTACTCGGGGTGGATTCAACCACTGCTTGTAACAGAGTCGGGTCTAGTGATCGACGGGTTTCACAGGTGGCGGCTCTCTCAAGATTCGGCTGAGATCGTTAAGCGGTGGGGTGGGATGGTTCCTTGTTCAGTGATGGCGTTACCTGACGACGAAGCGATGGCTTTGACTGTGAGGATCAACCGGGCCAAGGGAACACATTCAGCAGTCGATATGCACAAACTTGTCGCAAGCCTCGTCGCCGACTGGGGCTGGCGACCCGAGCGTGTGGCTGAGGAAATTGGTGCCTCGCTAGAGGAAGTCGATTTGCTGTGTAAGGAGGGGGTCTTTGCGCAGAAGAACATTTCTGCTTGGTCTTACAGCGCGGCTTGGTATCCCGGTGAGTCTGAGAAGAATGATAATCACGGGCCGGAATCGAAGGCTTCTGCTGAAGCGATCTTGAAAGCTCGTGCTGCTGCTGTACCCGACGATGACAACTTAGGAACACGGTCCTACTGATGGGTGATTGCCCGGAGAACCCAATCAGAGACTCCTCATACGACGAGGTTATGGATCAGTTTGGGTGGTTGTACCGTGCTGAGAAGTTGCCTGCTTCGCTTGTGTTGAAAGCCCGTTGGTTCATTTCGGAGGCTGCTTCTGCCGCTATCGTCCGTGTCAACCCTGATGTCGTCAGGTTGAAAGGGATGGTGGTGCTGCCTGAGTGGAGGGGCTGTGGTTATGGTGAAGCAATGCTTCTTCACATGATGCGGGCCGGGGTCGCTAGCGGTTATACGACGGGTGAAGCGTTCACTCATCCGGTCGCGCCACGGACTCCGACCGCAGGACCACGATGGTTCTTAGAACGTGGGTGGGTCGAAGTGCGCCGCACGAAACACGGGATGGGTGTTTACCGTGGGGATCTGCTCACAACATTGGGTTCAGATATTGCGGCGGGGGTCGATGACCATTCCGTGCAAGACGGGATCACCGATTGAGTGGTTGAGTCCGGCGGCTACTGTCCCGGTGTACTCGTCAACTACCCGGTCAAACAGGTTCATGTTTGGGGTCCAGGTCGATGACTGAACAAAGGTCGGCCATTCGCTTGTTGGTTTACCTCGGTCAGCGGCACGGTGGCCGGTCCGGTATGTTGCGTTGAACAGCCGCCAATTAAACTTTTCTAATACGGGCGCTTGCCATCCTTCGCGGATCATTTCCCGGTAGGTGTTCCATATGCCGGGATCTCTGTGCCGTTCATGCAACATCTTGTGACAGACGTAGCAGACGGGCCAATAGTCGTAGTAGGTGAGGTCACCGTAGTCTTCGCTGTGGCCTATAGCGGGGACTTGCCCGCAGGCGTGACACTGCTCGGGTGATCCGATCTCTCCCCTGCGCATAGCGGGGCGAACAACATTAGATCGTTTGCGGCGTTCAATCGGGCTGAACCCGTTGTAGTAACCCTTTGCATATTCTGTTGGTTCCATAATGCTCCTTGTTCTGTAGGCAATCATACCACCGGGGGTGGACGCATTACGGGTTACCGATCAAGTCGACGAATCCGACCCAGTCGTCCGACCAGGCCAGCCGGTCGAATCGAATCTCGCTGCTGCTTCTTGCGCGCATTGCCCGCAGATCCCGCCGTGTTGGTTCCATTCAGACTCCCAATAGACGGGGTTGATATGACGGCACGGCCAACCACACCGGGGGCAGGTAAGCGGGAACGATTCTTTGCCGACGCTAGGTGAGGTGATTTCGTGTCTAGGCAATCTGTTGCAACGTGTACGAACTTCAGCCAATAATCTCTCATCCTTGTCGTTCCTATTGAGTAGGCTAAAGACCTATGAATCCCAACTCCGACAGTAACACTCCAAGACCTCTTAGAATCTTGAGTTTTGGTGCGGGGGTGCAGTCATCAGCGGTTGCGCGTATGTCGATCATTGGCGAGCTTCCACCGTTCGATCATGTGATCTTTGCTGATACCGGGGATGAACCGGAGTCTGTATACACAAACATGAAATGGTGGGAGAAACGGTTCACCGACGAGGGTGTTGCGTTTCATCAGGTTGGGCGAGAGACTTCAATTTCGGATGATCTGCGTGCTGTGGCATCGGGTGAGAAAACCCGCTCATCTAACCCGCCGCTGTTTACAAAGAACGATGATGGTAGTACGGGGATCATTAGAAGAACGTGTACTTCTGACTACAAAATTGAACCCATCATGCGGCTGATCCGAGACATCACAGGGTTGTATAAAAAGCGGCACATGCACATCACGGAAACCCTGGTTGAGCAGACAATGGGTATCTCGTGGGATGAGGTTCAGCGGATGAAATCCCATCCGTACCCGTGGGTCGAAAATGTGTACCCGCTTGTCGACCGCAGGATCACCCGTTACGACTGTATTGCTGCGATGAAGGCTGACGACACGTTCCCTGATCCTGTTCGTTCTGCTTGTTGGCATTGCCCTTTCCACTCAAACGAGGAGTGGAGGTATTTGCGGAATGAAGAACCCGAGTCGTTCCAGAAAGCTATCGACCTAGACTTGGCCCTGAGAGCTAATGGGCAATTCGGGAAGATCACAAAGCCGGTCTATCTGCACAATTCCGGCAAACCGCTTGGCGAGATCAACTTTGATAATGCCGAGGATGCGGGTCAGGGAACCTTGTGGGGTGATGAGTGCGCCGGGGTGTGCGGGGTATAAGCGGATCTCGGGTGCGTTGATTACCGTTTTCGCAAATGTTACAGAATGATTGCATTCCGTCTACATGTACGCGTAGCCTTGAAACCCAACAGCCACCCGCTCATCCAAAACGGGTGGCTGTCGTGTATCTAACCGACAACTGAAAGAGGTGACCATGAGGCTGAATCTCAGGTCTGTATCTATTGCGGCAATCGTGATCCTATCTGCCGTGTCAAGTGTTAGCTGTACCCCGGAGGAGATAGCTGCGTATGCGACGATGAACCCGGCGGAGCAGGCTGCTGTGACTGCGCATCTGCAAGCGCAAGCGGAACCTGTCGTGCAAGCGCACACGCCTCCGGGTGGTTTCCTTGCGTGCGTCCGTAGGCATGAGAGCGGCGGGAATTATCAAGCTAAGAATCCGAACAGTACTGCGTCGGGGGCTTATCAGTTTCTTGATTCGACCTGGCGGACGATGAGCGCCCGTGCAGGCCACGGGGGTTACGGCTCGGCCCGTTCTGCACCGCCGTGGGTTCAGGATGCCGTCGCAATCTACACCGTCAATGCCGGGTGGCGTAGTGCGTGGAACGGCACCGGCTGCTAGTCGAATAGGCTTGGGGGTTCGGGCGTAGTCCAAATTCGTTCCCCTGCCTCGTGTGCTGCTTGCAGTTCTCGGAAGGTTCTTTGCTTCTGTTTGTTCCGTAGTTTCTTAACCGGGTTTGCTATAACGGCTATCTGGTTTGTTGGCAGAGTTACCGAGTGCCGGTCATCCTCGTGTTGTGAGCTATACCCGGCGACGGTCGCTGCTTCTAGGCTTGGGAACACATCACAATGCCTATCCGCTACAAGGTCTATTAGTTTGTCCTCCTTACCTCCAAGGCTGAACAGGTACATGAAGTTGTCGGGTCGTTGGCCTTGTTCGACACACCTGCGGAACCGTGATACCTCGCGTGTGTACGCGTAGAATGTTACGTCGGGAGTTACGGCGGCGATCCTAAGCCAAGCTTCAAGATACTCGTCGGAGAAGAAATCACCTGCGTCGTGAATGCGAACCCACTTCGACCGGTAGCGACGGTGAGTCAGTTCTTCAATCATTGACTGCTCCCAACTCGCCAGGTCGGTGACAACGAGTTCAAGGTTGCGTGTATGAGCCGCAAGAACATTTGAGAAGCGGTAAGTGTTTGTTCTCGCATAGCAAAGCGTTGCGCATATGCCTGCGGCGGGGCAGGTGTTAACTCGTTGCCCGTCGGAGAGTACTGCGCTCAAAGCCGGTATCGTCCAATTGAACACGCCAAGCGGTCTAAGTTCGCTGTTCTGAGTGAGCAAGAACTTTCCCATGTGAACAATTCTAGTTGTTGGTTTAAGTGTGAAACGGCACGGGCTGCTAGTAGTTTGTCGGTATGACTACAGCACTCAAGAAAAAAGGGTGGACAGTCCGTTGTGACCGGTGCCAGCGACACGCGCCTGTTCGAGCGACTGCTGCTGCGGATGCGATCAAAGAAGCCGCCGTCGAATACGGCTGGGAGCGGCGACGGCCCGGCGTGGATGACGTTTGCCCTGACTGCTTTCTAAAGCTCTAGGGCGATCTGAGCGGCAGCGTCGCGCAATGCCTCGGCGTGTTCTGCTGCTGCTTGCGCTTCTTGCCATGACTGCTCTGTGGTTGCACCTGTGGGGCAGCAGGGTGTTTGTGTAACGGCCACTGTTGCGGTGCCGGTGCAATCGTGGGGTACAGCGGTGACGCATTCCCACGCTGATCCGGTTGCTGTGTTGTCGCCTACAAGTTCCTGTATCAAGATCATGTAACAGATACTACTACAGGGGTGGGACAGTTTGTTGGGCGTGGCTCACAACACGGCAAGGAGCGCCGCCCTCGGCTCAAGGTAGACAAGGAGAGTCACTTGGGCTGTCATCGGGACCACGCCCAACAGGTTGAGTATTGCATGTCGAACGGACGGCAATAGTACGACCCTAAAAAAGTTCACTCAGTGAGCGCGTTACGGGAATCTTGAATTGCTTGCAGTAGGAGTTGTGCCACGCTCAACGCGTCGTCCGGGCCGACAATAAAATGGAACCCCGCCATGCCTTCCGAGTTGTAGCCGGTGATCTCTATCGACAGGAAGGTTGATACACCGTCATCCTGCACGGACACAAGATGCCCGATGGCGACCTGGCTTAGTCGTGGCGGGTCTTGTTGTAACCATTCTTCTTGATCCACACGCTGATGGTAGTGGTTTCGGTACACCTGTTGCCGTCTATCCTGAGAGATAATCTGACGGGATGAAGCGATCACGGTTGAAGCCAAGGTCATCTAAACGTCAGAAGCTGATGTCGTCTGATCGTGTGCCGCGTATCATTGCGCTTACCGGAGCGGGTGTTGGTTGTTTGATCTGCCCGGTTCTACGAGATGCGGGTATTGAAGTTCGCTGCTCGGGTCGGATTGAGGGTTTGCATGAGCGACGTAAACGCTCGGCGGGGGGAAGCCTAGTGAATCCGAACAACCTGATCCCTGCGTGTAATTGGTCGAATGGTTTCGTTGAGGATCAACCGACTCTGATTCGTGACCTGTTTGGTCAGGTACTCGTTGTTCGTGAAGGTGATGATGATTGGGAACAGCTTGGTGCGCGCAATGACCGGTGACCGTGTTTGGTTTGATGTGAAGCACCAGGGTCGGCGGAGTTGGTCTTGGTCTGTGTGGCGGGGGGCGAGGATCGTGAAGTCCGGTCGATGCCCTGTTCGCTTTCTGGCTTTTGTGTTTGGCCGGGTTGCTGTTGCTCGGGTGAAGGCGGATCTCTTTTGGGCGGCAGTCGGATGAGGTTCCATCTTGCTCCCGACTCTTTGGAGGATGCTGTTTTGCAGGCGGCTGAAGAAGGCCACGGGCTGATCGTTGCTATGAACAGAGTTGATCTATTCGGCGTTGAAGGTATGACGGTCGGCAGAATTGCGGGTTTGTGGAATGTTGAGTTTACTGAGGAACAGGTTTGGGAGATGTTGGAGAATCGTGCTGTGGGGGTCAAGTTATGAGTGTGAGGTTGACGGTTGAGGAGCAGGAGCTTCGGAAGGTTTCGGAGAAGGAACTGCAAAGTCGGATGATGGCGTTCGCCCGGTTGTATGGGTGGCGGGTCGCTCACTTCCATGATTCCCGACGGCAGGTAAGGCCGGGTGTGTTTGTTGGCGACGCTGATGCTAAGGGGTTTCCTGATCTTGTGTTGGTGCATCCGAGGTTTGGGTTTGCGTGTTTGGAGTTGAAGAAGGAGGTTGGGAAGTTGTCGCCTGAGCAGAGTGATTGGTTGGATGATCTAGTGCGGGCGGGTATTCATGCGCTGGTTGTGCGTCCGTCGCGTGAGGTTGAGGTTTGTACTTGGTTGTCTCGGGGGTTTCCTTCTCTTGGTGTGGTTTCGGGGTTGAGGTAGTCGAAAAGAAATCTGAAGAAATGTTGATATTTGTTTGATATTGACTTGCTATTGTAGTTTGTTGTGCTACAATAAGTACATGACAGAGATCGTAACTACCTCAACCATCCGCACCGCAAACACCGGGCGGATCATCGCAAGCCAGACGAGTGGCTTCTGTGGCTTTTGTGGCTGCATCCGGGTCATCCCGGCTCACCGTGCAGATACCATTGCACCCCGCCCCGTAGTTACCTGCGGTCACGGCTCCTGAGCCAAGACCGCAGGCCCATACGGGCTTCAACATCCGTCAGGGTGGGACACCTAAAATGTCCCACCCACTAGCTACACTTATCAAATACACAACGCAATAGGAGAATGAAATCATGGGAATCCAAGTAACAGTTTCAGTCAACGAACAAGAGTGGGAAGCATTGCGCAGCGAAGGCTTTGAGCCTGCCTCTATGACTCACGCAACATGGGCAGATGTACTTGACTGCTTTGGCGGTTTAGGACTCAGCTCCGATGAGGGTTTCATCACTGATGAACACGGCACAACAGATGTTCTTGAGGGCCACTGCTCCCCTGAACTAATCCTCGCCAACGCTGACAACGCGTTGTTCGCTGCGAAACTCGGCCCCACATGGGTTCTCACAGAGACAGGCGGCATGTGGTTAGATACTCTGACCGCACACGTTGAGGATGTAATCACGGTTGCGTCAATCGCTCACCGGTTGGGACTTGAGGTTGCATGGGGATAATGAACAGCAAACCTATTGAAGATTCGTTGATCGAATGGAACGGCTACGGGGCGTATGTAGTTCTGACTGCTCAAGACTACGAACGGGTCGTAAGCAAGTTGACCGACCTGGAGTTACTTGAAGTTGTTCTCGGCAAAGAGATGACTGTGTTGCAATGCTTCGTCGACATCCCTGAGTATGATGATGTCGAATCGACGGAAGGCTGATCGTCGCATGGAAGTCTTTACCTATTGGGGCAAGGTTCTCGCTTACGCTGACTTTGGGTACAACACAACCCGGTTGAATGAGCGGGCGGTTGAGATCCCTATTGTCCGCTCTTGGTTGCAACGTAAAGGTTCCATTCTTGAGGTTGGCAACGTCTTAGCTCATTACCCTGAAGCACCTAAGCGCGCTGTTGTGGACCGCTGGGAGCAGGGGCCGGGTGTGCAAAACATGGATGTGTTTGATGTTGGTGGTTCGTGGAATCAGATATTTTCTATTTCGACCCTGGAGCATGTCCGTTGGGATGAGGAACCTCGGGAGCCGGGCGGGTCGGTTGCTGCTATTGAACATCTAAGGTCTGTGCTTGCACCGGGCGGGAGGCTGCTTGTAACTATTCCGACGGGTTGCAATCCACCGTTGGATGAGTGGCTTGCTGCGGGTGACACGGGCGTTGATCGTGCTTGCACCTTGGTTAGGGATGGGGCGCATTGGCGGCAAACGTCTGAGATCCAAATTCTTGCTTATGGGCAAGAGGCAGGTTGGGCTGAGTCTGTGTGGGTCGGCGAGTGGTCCGCATAAGCGGTAACACGGCTCAATCGGACACCAAGTAGTAACATCTGCGTATGCCTCGCGCTTCAAGATGGAACAACCAATCAGGTGCCGAGTTCGCAATGGTCGCTCCCCAGTCGAACCTTGCGTCGGTTTCGTCGGCTGCACTCGCACGAATCGACGCATGGACTATTCCGGGACGTAAAGGCCACGAATGGCAACGCGACGCTTTCTCTTTCAACGAGCTAATCGGTGAGATCGGCTACTTGAACAACCTTGTAGCAAACCTTGTTTCAACTTGTGAGTTACGCGTTGTTGAATCCAGGGTCGGTGTTGACGGGCTTGAGATGGAGGAGTCTTCTGATCCTCGTGCTGCACGGGTCATGGCTGCGTTCACGGGTCCGCAAGGCGGGCAGAAGGAGTTGAAGCGGCGTGCTGCTATGCACTTGCAAATAGCCGGTGAGAGTTACCTATTAGGAACACCGTTGAAGGATAAGTTTGGCATGGCCGCAGGGTTCATGTGGGAGTTCTTGTCTACCGAGGAGATCCGTGTATCCGGCGGGCAAGGCGGGCAACGGATCAAACGAAACGCTAGTGGTCTGTCCGATAACGACGCAGGCTTTGTCGATGTTGAAGCGTTCATTGCCCGACTCTGGCGACCCGATCCACGCTATTCGCTGCGAGCTGATTCTCCGATGAAGCGGGTGTTGCCGATCTGCCGTGAACTTGTTGTCCTGTCCGAGGTAGTCGATTCAATCGCTAAGTCGCGACTGTCGTCAGGGATGTTGTTCATCCCGGAGGAAATGAGTTTCGGGCCGATCAACGAAACTGAAGCGCCGAACGACTCGGATGATTTCGACGAGTTCATCGGAACGCTTGTTGAACATATGTCCGCCCCGGTCCGTGATAGGACTTCTGCTGCCGGGCTTGTCCCGCTTGTCGTGCGTGGTGCTGCTGAGTACGGCGACAAGATCAGACTCGTTCAGTTAGCGCAGGACTTGGATTCAACTTTCCATGATCTGCGTATGGAACTTCTAGATCGCCTAGCTAAAGGCTTGGACGCACCGCCGGAGATCATTGGTGGCAAAGCCGGGTTGAACCATTGGTCGTCGTACAACGTGGATGCCGACCTAATAGGTAAGCATGTGAACCCGGTTGGTGAGATGATCGCCGAGTTCATCACGGTCGCATATCTGCGTCCGATGTTGGCGGAGTTCGAGTTTGTTTCCGACGAGGATGTCCTACGGTTTGATCTTGTCTTTGATTCTCGTATTCTCACTGCCCGGCAGGATGAGGGTCCGGCTGCAACCGGGGCGTGGGATCGGATGGCTTTGTCGGATACCTCGTATCTAAGGTCTAATGGGTTCGAGTTGGATGATTACCCGTCCAAGGATGAGCGCAAACGACGGACGCTAGAGAAGGTCTTGATGGCCGACCCTGGAACGTATGGTCCGCTACTGCTCCCCGAGCTTTACCCTGAGCTATCTCACCTATTCTCAGGTGGGTCGGGGTCGATGCCCGCTCCGACTGGGTCGCCTTCGACTCCAGCGACTCCGGTTATGCCGACTGTCCCTGATCCTGATAGTGCGATGCTTCCACCGCAGGCGCTTCCTGCTGCCCCACAGGGGCCTTCTGAGCCTGCTGAGGCTGCTACGGGTGATCTTGTGAGCAAACTTACGGGTGCTGCTGATGTGGCGCTTGTGAAGGCGTTGGGAGCGGGTCAGGATTCTGTGAATTGGGGTGAGTTCAGGGTTGAGGGAACAGGGTTTGTTTCGGGTTGGCTTGTTGATGCGGGCGTTGAGCAGGTGATGATTCCGTCGGTTGCTGAGAACGTGATGGATTCAGTGCTTGTTTCTTTGGATTCGTTTACAAGGGTTGCTGCTGAACAGGGCGGCGGGTGGGATGTACCTGATGAAGTGGTCTTGATACCCCTTAAACGTGCGTTGGCTACGTTCACAGGGCTACAAACAACAGTCTGATGGCTAGACGCAAAGCAAACGTCACGACAAAGAACCAGAACTTGACCCGACTTCGCCTTCGTCGGGCGACCACTCAGGCGTTTGATGCTTCACGGGCAAAGTTGCGTGCCGCTGTGATGTCATCTGAGTCGGGTGTGTACTCTGCGGCAGAGTTGTGGGACGACTCCTGGTGGGTTGAGGCTGTTGACAAGTTCGTGGCCCCTGTGTTGTGGGATGCGTATATGAGATCCGCTTTCGAGTCACTGCCTGTTGACGCTGAGACTATCCCGCCGTGGGTGTTCCGTTCTGCTGAGGTGTCTTGGCGGGCGCAAGTGAACCGGGTGCGGCATCTTGGTATCACCGTCGGTAACCGGGTTGCTGTTCTTGCCGACATGGGGCAAGGCGAGTCGAAGGGGTGGATGCTTGACCGACTTGGTCTAGTCGCTTCTGCCGGGCCGTTGTCTGAGGGCATTGAAGATGGGGTCGTGTTGACCGAGGGCGACGCTGCGGATCAGGGCGGGTTGTCTGCCGGGGCTGAGTTGCAACAGGGGTTCAAGACTTGGATCGCTGCGGGCGCTAACACACGGCCTACTCATGCTGAGGCTGATGGTCAGGTTGTCGGGTTTGATGAGATGTTCATGGTCGGCGGCGAGGAGTGCGAGTTTCCAGGCGACCCGGCTTTGTCGGATGCTGAGGCGATTAACTGTCAGTGCGAAACCGACTACTCAATGGAAGACCCTGCTTCTGTTGTGCTTGAAGATGATTGGTCGTTATACAGTTTGTACGACGAGGTTCTCAATTCTTCAACAGCTAAGACTCCTGATGACTTATTAGCTGAGTACCTTGAGAGGGCCGCTGCGAGAAGAAGCGGCGTGCAAGTTGTTGAGAACATTGCTTCAGGTCAGGTCAAACCACTTAGTCAAGTTGTTGATTCGTCGTTGCGGAAGCCGTTTAGTTTCAAGCAGTACCGAAAGACAAGGTTGCTGCCTGAAGAAACAGAAGTATTGAAAATAGGCAGGGCGACGACTAAGGCGGGCAGGGTTCAGGCTGCGATAGATGAGGGCATTTCGTCTATTGAAAGCATTCATGGTATTCCTGTTGAGGCCCGCCCTGTGACGTTTCATACGTCGTCTGCTTCTGCTGAGGGTTCGTGGAGTGCTGGTCGGGTAAACGGTGAACTGAAACAGTTTATTTCTGTTACTGATGGTGCAACCAACTTGAATACTGTGGTGCATGAGCTTGGGCATTACTTGGATTATGAGGACTTTGGGACTCCGCCGGGGACTTTTGGTACGGGCAATGTTTCGTTTGCGTCAAGGGCTGAAGGCGGTTTGCTATCTGTTACGGATGCAAGTCCCGCTATGCAGGGTGCGATAGAGGCGCTGTATGCAACACCTGAGATGCAAGCAATGGTGGGTATCTATGAGCAGGCGAACGTGTTGGGTTCAGAAATCCTTGTCAATGGGGTGACCTATCCAGGGTCGCGACTTGCTCCGACGTTTAGGTATATGTGTGACCCGAAAGAAGTTTGGGCAAGGGCTTACGCGCAGTTCATTGCGGTTGAGAGCGGGAGTCCTGCGATGCTTGCGGAGCTTGCGACAATGCAGGGTGTGTCGGGCGAGTTGGTGACGTATGTGTGGTCTGATGCTTCCTTCGCTCCGGTGCGTGAAGCGATCCGGGAGACTTTGCGTCTAGCGGGTGTGGCATAGTTTTGTCATGCCTGATATTCCGCCGATGCCGCCAATTGACGTTGTTGAGTTCGCTGACTTGACTCCTTCTGAGCAGGACGCTGCGTTGGATCGGTTGTTCGGCACTTCTGGAGTCGGCGGGTTTGCGCGTGATGTGTTCATGGGTTTGTCTGATGGTGATGTTGTTGTTGAGGATTGAGAGTTGGGTTTGAGAATTGAAGAAGCCCCCTCCGGCCTAGAGGGGGCTTCTTGGTTTTTGTCCTCGGGGACCGCCGGTCACTTTGTTGCTGTGAGTTGGGGCTGCGTTCCTCCGGTACAAGTTCTACTATAGCACAACAAACTACAATATCAAGTCAATATCAAACATTTCTTAAGATTTCTTTTCGACCCTGGAACCACCCAAATCATTAGCTATCAAGAAACCCATCCGCAACTTGAGTTTGTTCATAGTAAGGTCAAGGCACACGCAACTAGCGCACCCGCCGTGTTACTCTCGGAGTCCATATGACCTTCCAAGTCGTACCTGATAGCCCGTACTGCCCGCTCCCAACAGGGGGGTTCGCAGTCGCCGTAGTCTCCGCTGCCGACAACGGCACGATCATCCATGATTCGTGTCACCTGACTGTTGCTGAAGCAGAAGCATGGATCGGTCAGATGGATAATCCCGATGTTGACTTGACTGCCGAGGCGCTCCCGCCCGAGGTTCCAGAAGTCGCAACAAACAGCACTACCCCGACAGGGTTTGTAAACCGGGAAGCGATGCTCACCGCAATGCTTGCCGGTGCAATGTCAGAGTTACAAGAATCGGTTACCGCTCCCGTGGTCACCGCCGATATGGAGGTTGAAGCAGTGAGCGAAACAGTGGAACCGGAATCGTTTGACATGCACGAGGGTGAACTAGAGGACGACATGCTTGGCACGGAAGCGCTTGAGCCGGTTGAACTTGAAGAAGGCGAGATCGTCGTCACTGATGGCGACATGTCCGGGATCAGTGATGACGAGTTGATGGCCGAGCTTGCACGACGCTGGGCTGAGGCGACGGTTGCAGGTCTTTCTCCCGATGATGCTATTGAGGAACCGGTTGCTGTTGCTGTTGCTGAGGATGCTGAGGCATTCGATAACCCGATGATCGAAATTGAAGTTGAGGTTGTGCAAACCGAAATGGAAATCATGTGTCACTGCGAGGGTGAATGCACTTGTGGTTACGGCGAGGATTACCACAAAGAAGGCCACGATGACGAGATCGTTGTGAGCTTGCCTGCCGGAACTTCGATCACGATAGAAGCGTGTGAAGAAGAAGACGATGAGTACATGGACGGTTACACTGTTGCTTCAGATACTGCAACTCTTGCGGATGATACGCAACCGGATATGGTTCAAGCACCCGTCACGCTTTACGATTGGGAAGGCGTGTTGATCGTTGAGGGGATCGCTTCAGGCGATGGTCGCAAGATCGCTGAGAACGCTTTGACATGGCGCGAGCTTCCGTTGCCGCTGATGTTGCAGACTGCTAACGCTTCAGGCCATGACGGTGCTGTGATCGCCGGGTCAATCCATGAGATTGAGCGCCAGGGTCAAAACATTGTGGGTCGTGGATTCTTCGACTCTGGGTCGGCTGGCGTTGAAGCACACCGACTTCTCAAAGAGGGAACGATGCGTGGTGTGTCTGCCGACATCGACTCTGTGATGGTTGAGTTCCTTACTGTTGAGGGCGCGTCTGTGGATGCTGAGGAGATGTTGTTTGGTGATGTGGATGCCCTTGAGGTGCTTGTCGCTGGACGGTTGATGGGTGCGACGCTTACACCGTTCCCTGCGTTCCAAGAAGCTTTCGTTACGGTCTTGACCGGTGACGAGGTGGAAGCTCTGGTTTCGTCGGGGTCGAAAGCTGAGGGCGACGTATGGTGTGTCCCGTCACCGTTGGGTGCTTGGCTACCGGGCGAGGGTAACGCTGAAGAAGGATTAGCGGCGCTAGTTGCTTCTGCTGCTGCGTCGGTTGAAGTTCCGACTAACCCTCCTATGGAGTGGTTCCTCCCCGGTGATATGACGGGCATTGAGCCGTTCACGGTTCACGCTGATGGACGCTGCTACGGCTTGGTCGCTGCGTGGGGTTCATGCCATATCGGTTTCGCTGATCGGTGTGTGCCGGTTCCTAAGTCCGGTTGCGCTTACAAGCATTTCCGTAACAAGAATGTTTTGACCGCTGAAGGAACCTTGGTTGCGACCGGCCCGATTTACATGGACACGGTTCACCCCAACTTACGGTTGGTCGCTTCTGATTCTCAAGCGTTCTATGCCGACACGGGTTGCGGTGTAGCAGACGTTGCACTGTACGAGAACGAGTTTGGGATCGTCGCTGCCGGTGCGTTGCGACCTGGCTTGTCTGCGGAACAGGTTCGTAAGTTCCGTGGTTCGGATGTTTCTCCTGATTGGCGGCAGTTGGGCGGCAGGCTTGAAGTTGTTGGTCTGCTTTCTGTGAACGTGTCAGGGTTCATTGTTGAGGGCTTGGTTGCGTCGGGTGCTGAGGTGTCTGCTCCGAGGGGCGTGTGGGATTCTGTGGCCGGTGAGGTGACTGCTCTTGTTGCGGCGGGAATGATTCATACTGCTGATACTGAGAAGTCTGATATGCGACGCGAGTTGAACGATATTCATGTTGAGCTTGCTGAGTTCCGGGATGCGTTGCGCCCGATCCGGGCTGCTGCTGCTGCGAAGAAGTTCGCTGCCATTTCCTCGGTAGGTGACGTTGAGTCGGGTTGCTCCTGCGACACAGGCCACTAGCCGTTGAGCCGGTCGGGTAGACATCTGGGGTGTCTACCCGACCGTGTACTCTGCGTGCATGAATGAGCAGATTGGTTTGGATTGGAACGCTGCTAGTAAAGCGGCGGATGCGGGTATTGACCGGGCCGATGAGAATGCGCTTGAGGAGTGGAAGTCTCTTGCTGATGACTACATTCTGAGGCTTGCTCGCCGGTCGCTGGAGTTCACATCTGAGGATGTGTGGCGGATGGGGTTGCCTGCTAACCCGACGGGCGCTAATAGTGCGCTTGGTGCGAGGTTCCGTTCTGCTGCTACCGAGGGGATCATTTGTAACTCGGGCCGGAAGTTGAACACGCTTGCGAACGGTAAGCACGGATCGGCCACTGTCGTATGGTCATCTTTGGTGTGTGAAATCCATGCTGTTGATAACGAGAAGTCGGAGATTGAGGAGCTTCGCGCTGCTCTCGCTTTGATGTACGGGTTAGCTCGGATGAACACTGAGCCGCCGTCCCGTTGGGCGGTGCCGGGTACGCGCGGCGGGGATGTGATGTCGATTCACTCCAGGGTCGCACGACTGTTGGGCTTGTCGAATCCTTGGAACCATGAGCCTGATGAGAACGTGTTGTTCTCTGCCCGTGTAAAGCGTTTGGTTTCTAAGGTTGTCTAGGTGCGCTGATCGTGGGTGCGGTGTGGTGTTGTCCCATGACACACGCTCTGCTGATAACAACACGTTTTGTAAAGAGCATGGCGACCTGGTTTGGGCGTTCCGTCCGAATGACCGTCTTGCTGACGAATGGTTTTTTGTGTCTGAGACACAACCGGATGAAGGTCAGGTTGTGTCGGGCGACCAATGCGATGGGTGTGGGTTGTCTGAGTTTGTGGTCCGCCGGGTGAATAAGAATGCGTGGGTCGCCCGGTGCGAGGGGCAGTCTTGGGATGGGGAGTTGATTGACGGGTGTGGTGCTTTGCACTTGGTGCGGAGGAAGATGGGTCGTGAGGTCTAGGTTGGCTCGCCGTCGCCGTCGGCTGGGCGGGGTGCGGGCGACGTTGTTGCGCTTGGCCCGTGTGTTGCGCTGACTAGGCGTTAGCCGCGCTCATCGGTTTCTTGGTCGTCTTCCCATTCTTGGTCCCAATCCTGATCCTCTTGGTCCCATTCTTCCTGAGTTGTTGGTTCGTTTGCCATGCACTTACTATAGCACGGTGAACTACAAGAACAAAGTCAATATCAAACAAATATCAAGATTTCTTTCGACCCCACAAACCGAGAACCGAACTACACCTATGTCATTCGTATAACATCACCGGATCAAAGACGGCCCCGATGATTGGAAACTCAAAGCACGTTGCCGGGGCAAACCCCCTAGCATGTTCTTCCCCAAACAGGGTCAGTACCAAGATGTCGTCAGAGCCAAACAATTCTGTTCGGAATGTGAAGTCCAACAAGAATGTTTGACAGCCAACATCGACGAAGATGACGGCGTATACGGCGGCACATCCGGCAGGCAACGCAAAGAGATCCGGCGCGCTATGAAGCGAGCCGAGAGAGTAAGGGTACAAAATGAAAATCGTCTTAACTATCGAAACCTCACGGCACAGGCGGAACCGTGGGAAGGACCAAGACCCGGAATCGACCCCAGTCGCAGCGACTCCGCCGACTCCGGCGACCCTGGCACCTAAGCCTGCTGAGGGTTTCTTGTCGCCTGAGTTTCAGTTTGTAGAAGGCAGATCGACCCCTCCGCCGCCTAGACCACCCGGCGCGCAACGCCCTGTGGAATAAGCTATGCACTCAAGTTGGTATTTCATGTTCTAAGGTATTCGATTAACAGCCCTTATGTATTCGGGGTTGAGCGGTAACGGTTAGTCCGTAGCTGCGTGACAACACCTAACGCTCAAGCTGGAGGAGTTCTAAATTGGCAGACATCGTTGTTCCAGAAGACCTAAGCGCAGTGGTCGATGCCGACCTCACTGCTCTTAGCGATTCCATTCGTGCAGAAGCTGAGGCCGTTGGTGCCGAGGCTGCTAACTCTGACGAGGCTCTCGCACAAGTTGAAATGCTTGTGGCTGACTTTGATCGTGTGAATAACGAGATCAAAGCACGGGAGATGCAACGCCAGGATCGAGCTGATCGTGTCGCCGCTGCGCTTGGCAAACTCGCCGACCCGGTTCCTGACATGGTTCCTGATACGGGTGAAGTTGTTGTGACTGAACCCATGATGGCTACTGAGGCTGTTGCTGAGTTCGCTGCTGAGGCAGTAGTTGAAGCAAACCCTGAACCTGTAGTTGAGGTTGAGGTTGAGGTTGTTGCTGAACTTGCTGAAGAAGCAGTAGTCGAAGTAATCGAAACCGTTGAGATAGTCGAAGTGGTCGAAACCGTTGAGGTTGAGGTTGAGGCTGTTGAAGCGGCAGTTGAAGTAGAAGCAGTACCCGAGGTTGAAACCGCTCCTGTGGTTGAGGCTGAGGTTGAAGTACCCGCCGAAGACATCGTGTCTGAGGTGGTTGAAGAATCCACAATCGAGTTGTCCACGGAGGTCAGCGGCATGGAAGACAGCAGTTCCCTTACAGGTGCCGAGGCCAGTTCTGCACTGACCCGGCTTGTCCCCGACGGTGTTGCACCTATCGGTGAAACAGTTTCTACGGGTGCTGCATTGCACGCGTCGAACGCTGTTCCCGGTATCAGTGAAGGCACCGCTCTTGACCGCATGGAGCTTGCTACTGCGATCACTAAGAAGCGCCACGGAATGAACAACGCTTCTTCAGGATCGTATGAGCGTATCGTTCTTGCGACCGCACAGTCCGACCTGCCTAACAAGGTGGCCGGTGGCGCTGAGGAAAACTTCTCAGTGTTCGATACCGTCCGCACAAGTTGGGCGCTTGAGTCGCAAGAGCGCACTTCGCTTGTTGCTTCCGGTGGTAACTGCGCACCGCTGCCTCCTTCATATGAGTTCTTCCGTTTGGCCGAGCAGATCAACCCTGTTGAGCAGGCTCTCCCAACTGTTGAGGCTCCCCGTGGTGGTATCCGCTTCATCACCCCGCCAGATTGGACCGATGCCCTTGCGGGTGTTCGTGTGACGACTGAGGCTGAGGACGCTGCCGGTTACGGCGACGCTTCCGGTCTTACCGCTCCTAAGCCATGTGTCCACGTTGACTGCCCACCAATTGAGGAATGCCGCGTTGACGCTGTGTCTCAGTGTGTGGAGTTCGGCAACTTGAACTACCGGGTGTTCCCCGAGCAGGTTGCTGCTTTCCTTGAAGACCTTGCAGTGGCCTTTACGTCCACCAAGGAAATCTTCTACCTTGACGCAATCGACGCAACGTCTACTGCTGTGACTCTTGGTTACGGTGGTCAGACCTACGGTGCAACCCGTACTTCGACGCTGTCGATTCTTTCGCTTGCTGCGAACTACCGCCGCCGTCAGCACATGGCTATCAACGCAGTGTTGACGCTTATGCTGCCGTCTTGGTATGTGGAGTTTATCAAGTCTGACATGGTGAACGATCATGCGCTTGGCTTGAACTTCCTGAACGCTGGCGAGGCTGAGGTGACCGCATGGTTGGCTTCTAACAACCTTGATGTCGTTTGGTACTACGACTCCGCTACCGGCGCAGGTCAGGCATTCAACGATGCTCAGGGTGCTGCGGTTCAGAACCTGTTCCCTGCGACTGTGGTTGCTTACCTGTTCGCTCCTGGCACCTATGTCCGTCTTGATGGCGGAACCTTGGATGTTGGTATCGTGCGGGATTCAATCCTCAACGGGACTAACGATCTGCAAATCTTCTCTGAGCAGTGGGTTCAGGTTTGTCAGGTTGGTCTTGAGTCAGTTCGTCTTGAGATGGAGCTTTGCCCAACAGGTGTTGGTCCTGTCGGCACAGGCGATTACACCGATTGCTCACGCGAATAATCGGGTTTGGTTGTTGGTCCAGGGGGTCGGGAAACCGGCCCCCTGTTCCGCGTCCGGGGTTATGTTTGTTTGTTAGTGTGACCGGATGAAGATTGCTGCTGTGACCCCGATGTATCCGCCGGGATCGCGGGTCGGGTCGTGGCTTTCAACGCATGAGTGTTTGCGGGTGCTGCTCGCTGCGGGCCACGACGTTGTTGCGAATCCAATGATGGTTAATAACCTTGACGAGTATGTCTTGGATGGTGTTCGTGTCGTGCCGGGTTCTGTGCGGATGGATGAGGTTATCGGCGGCGCTGATCTAGTCATCTCTCATTTGGGTGATCCGGGCCACGCGCACCGGGCCGCACTGAACCGGGGTATCCCATCGGTACGGATGGTGCATGGGCTGATTGGGCAGGATGCGTTGCGGCAGTTAGCCGCTTACCCGCCCGATCTGATCGTGTTTAACTCTGAGTCGTCTGCCGCTACTGCCCGACATCGCTGCCCGCATATTGTCGTGAACCCTATTTTTGATCGACAGGACTTTGCGACTACACCGGGGGATCTCGTTACGCAGGTCAATCAGTCTGATCCGAAGGGCGGTCAGATGTTTCAGAAGCTTGTTCGGTTTATGCCGGATGTCGGCTTTCTTGCTGTTCGTGGCGGGTATGGGAAACAGCGTGACATGGTTGGTCGGAACGTGGAGACTCTTGCTCCGACGCAGGATATGCGGGGCGATGTGTATTCAAGGACGCGTGTGTTGTTGATTCCTTCTAAAGCTGAGACATGGGGAATGGTCGGGGTTGAGGCGATGTGTTCGGGTATCCCGGTGATGGCTTCTCCGACTCCAGGCTTGGTCGAATCGTTGGGCGACGCAGGGATCTTTGTTGCTGATAACAATTTCAAGGGTTGGATGTCTGAGCTAAGAAGGCTCCTAGACCCCGTAGAGTGGTCTGCTGCGTCTGCTAGGTCGTTGGCAAGGGTTGCTGAGTTAGACCCGTATGAGGGCGCTGTGCGCTTTGTGAAGGCTATTGAGGGGCTTGGACGATGAATGTTGCGGTGATGTTCCCTTGGCGGGCTAAGGACGCTCGTGTGGCCGCTTACGCTGTCACACGGGCGTGGTATGAGGTTCACGTTCCGGGAGCGAAGATCATTGAGGTTGATACGGGCCACGAGGTGTTTAACCTTGCGGCGTGTCGTAACGCTGCGGTGGAGATTGCGAAAGAGCTTGGCGCTGATGTCGTGGTCATCTCGGATGCCGACACGCTTCCACCGCCGACAGGTTTGGCTGCGGCTATCGCCGACGCTGACGATCACAAGTTGCATATCCCGTTCAGTCAGTGCATCTATGCGGGGACGGACTCAGGGCCGGGGCTTGCTAACGGCGGAGTTCATGTTGTGACCCCAACAGGTTGGGATGCGATAGGCGGGCAAGACGAACGGCTCGTCGGCTGGGGCGGCGACGACGACCAACTCGTTGCTGCTGCAACTTGTTTGTCAGGTTTGGTGAGGCATCCGGGTTTGGCTGTTTCTTTGTGGCATTCTGATGCTGCAAGGGTGTGCGCTCAACCGAGTCGTGATCTTGTGAATAGGTATTGGCAGGCGATTGACAAACCTGCTGCGATGCGAAAGTTGATTGCTGAACGATGATTCCTGCACGGCTGATCCGCACGGTTCCGACGGTGGCTTCTGATGAGGCTGAGGGGTTCTGGCGGGGGGCGTGCGAGTTGCATCCGCATTGGGACTACACGACATGGCGTGATCCGGTGGACCGAGATAAGTTCCCGTTGACTTCGCCGCATTGGGCGGCGTGCAAGTCGGGCGCTCAGATGGCGGGGCTGATCCGCCTGGAAGCACTGTGGCATTGGGGTGGGATCTACTTGGATTCAGATGTTGAGGTGTTTAGGCCGTTGGACTGCTTGCTTCCTTATGATGTGTTTGCTACTTGGGAATCTGTGTGGTCGTTGAATGATGCTGTGCTTGGCGCTGTAGCGGGGCATCCTCTTGTGCATGAGGCTATTGAGTTGGCGATTGAACGCCTGTCGTTGGGTGCGTTGCATTCGGGACCAAAGGTTGTCAACGACTTGTTCAGAGATAAAGCAAACGTGTTACTCCTTCCACCACGCTCCTTCTCACCATATCTTTGGAACGAGAAACACAGGCGAGGCGAGGATCATACGGTTCATCCGGGTACGTTCGGCGCTCACCATTGGGCTAACTCACACGGGGCGTGACATGAAATTTCTGAATGTTGGTTGCGGGCAGTGCATAAACAGGGGCGCAGTAAACCTTGACGTTGCTGCCCTGCCGGGCGTTGACGTTGTTCACGATCTTGATGTTGTGCCGTGGCCGTTCGCTGATAACACGTTTCCCGAGGTGCGTGCTGTTCAGGTGTTTGAGCATGTTCATAACCCTGTCGGGTTTATGTGCGAGGCTTGGAGGGTGTTGAAACCGGGTGGGCTTCTGTGGATGAGTGTCCCGCATTTTCAATCTGAGAACAGTTTTACGGACCCGACTCATGTGCGTCATTGCACTTTGAGAACGTGGGATTATTGGATTGAGGGAACAGCGCTCGGCGCTTCGCACGGCCCGGCTTATGGTGGGGTGAAGTTCACTAATCGTCGTGTTGAGTGGGTTGGCGACGACATTCAGGTCGAACTTATCAAGTAGCGATTTCATGTTTGCTCTCCCATCTTGTTGTCGTTGGAGAGGCTAAGGTTGGGGCCTGTTCCCTGAGTAGGAGTTGTCCTGTGGGTATTTCACCTGAAGCTATCGTCCGGCCACCTGCAACTGAGCGGGCGGCGCATGGTTTGTTGGAGTCTGCGAAAGTTATTGTTGAGCCTGATTCCCGGTGGGAAGGCGGCTTTGTTTTCCAACCTGAGAATTGCATCATGTCTGAGGTTTGGATTCCGTGCGGCGCTGACAGCGTGTTCATTATCAGCTTGGAGATCAACGCTAATGGTGGGACTTGGGATTGGGATAACACCGGCAACCCCGGTGGGAGTGTTTCTG